AACCATGAACACCAACACCTACATTCAACTCCGCCTAACCATAGGCCCGCACACAGCCGAACTATCAACCGCCGAAGCGAACGAACTCTATGAAAAGCTTCACAAGCTTTTCGGCGAACAAACCACCTACATCCCGACTACCTACCCGACCATCATCCGCGAACATCCTTATTGGCCCTCATGGCGCGAAGTCTGGTATTCGACCGGATCGGCACCAAACGTCGATTCCGCCTTAAACCAAATATCCCTATCTTATACCGACGACGAAGGAGGCTAGCCGAGCGACAAAACGCATCACCCCCATACAAGCTCGCGACGCAAATCACCATGTCAGACAGCAAGCAGCAAGCATTAGACACCCTCGAAAAGTATGCGCCCGAAGCCGCAGAAAAACTCGCCGCCTCCCTCAAATCAGGAACCAACCAAAAGAAAGACAAGTCCTACGAAGCGGCCCTCGAAATCCTCGACCGCACGGGCATAAGCAAAAAATCCGAACAAACTATCCACCACGAGGGCAACTTCGCCCTCCCTCCCGAATCTCTCGCTGCCGCCCTCTCCCTCCTTGGAAAGATGTTCGACGTAGAACCCGAACTCGAAACGGTCTCGACCACGTGGGAACCTGTTCCGCCCAGCGAGATTACCCAACAGCCCGACGTACCGTCGCCCAGCAACGTACCCGAACAAGACAACGACAACGAACAGGAACCAACATCGCTTGACGACGTACCGTTTTCCCTCGATCCCTCGATAGGAGCTTCCGATGAAGAAGATTAAGCACGTCAGATTCCACCTCGCCCACCTACCACCACCCACTGATCAGTTCCACGCCGATTCCGACAACGCCTTAATAATCGGCACGAACACCGGCGTAACGAAACAGCCCGGCAAACAACCTACCGGCACACGGCGACGCAAATCGACATGACGACTCGTCCCTGCGCCGAAAAGTTTATGATTTCGCCCCATCCCGACGCGCCCATCTTAAGCTCACGACCGGACGCACAACTCCACCTCCGCCAGCTTCTTACCGAAACATCGTCCCAAACCCCCCAGTTCCACGGCGAAATCACCAACCTCATCCGGGAAGCTGGCCTGGTAAACCTGTTCTTCTTCCTTAAAGGCATATGTTCACTGGCGGGTCCCTATGACCGGCTTACCGAAACCCTTCACTTAGATACGTGTAACTTTCGGCAAAAGCTCTATTATCCCGCGGCGCGGGGTGCGGTCGCCAAGCCGAGAGGCTTCTTCAAATCGACCACCTGCTCGCACGGCGCAGATACATGGATACTTAACCGAAGCCCGAACGAACGTATCGGATTGGTAAACGCCATTGTCGATAAAGCGTTTGACTTCTATAAGATCATTCGCGCTAATTTCGAACGAAACGAGCTCTTACAGTTCTTATATCCGAAGAACGCCAGTAAGCCGGGAAAAGCTGAGTTTGTCTTGCCGTCCCGTACACGCTATTGGCCCGAACCCTCCGTGAAAGTGCTTGGTGCGACCGGAGCCGGAGAAGGCGGGCATTATACCGGCCTCAATATCGATGACCTCATCGGGTTGGAAGAGATCGACAAAGAGTTCCGATCCAACACCAATATGTTGCAGAAAATCAAGTGGGCGCAGACCAACACACGCTCCCTCTTAGATAACGCGATGACATCATGGATCTTTTGGGTGTTTACGCTGTATGCGGCTGACGATGTGTATCATCGCCTGATCATCGATAAGAACCTAGCCGAGGTAATCGGGTATCAAGATCCTGATATTGTCTCGAAGATCAATCCGCTTATTCCGGAAGGATCGCCTAAATATTCCCTATATTATCGGTGTATTATTGAGGACGGGGAGCCGATCTTTCCCGAAGAAGGCTATACAAAGGGATGGTACGAAGCGCTGCTTGCCGAGCATAAATGGACCGCAATGGCGCAATATATGAATAAGCCGACGGCTGCGGGGATGGTCGAGTTTAATGCGCTGCCGATTAACCATTGTATGACGATCTATGAGAATGATCGGTGGTATATTGTGAAGAAAATTAATGGGGAGAGACCGCAAAAGATAGCGCTGGGCGATCTCGATGTGGTGATGACCATAGATCCGGCGGGAACGGATAAAGGTATAACTGCGAAGACCTCTCGGACATCTATTGGGATATGGGCGATGGATTATGAGGAGAATGTGTATAGGATTTGGGGTGCGGTCGGGTACTTTTCAATCACGGAGATGTTTGATAAGATATTTGAGGGGAATAAGTTGTTTAAGGGATATGTGCGGGGAACGTATGTAGAGGCGAACGCGATGCAGAGGATCTTAAAACCGTTGTTAGAGGCGGAACAGCCCCGTCGAAACCAGTATATAAATCCTCAGCCGGTCATGGCGAAGGGCGATAAGGTAGCGAGAATACGGTCTAATGTGGGATATCCGCTGTCGCAGGGCAAAGTTTGGCTCGCGGACGGGTATGGGGCTGAGTTTATCGAGGAGAAGGAGATGTTCCCCATGAGCGAATCGCGTCTTGACTGTTTGGATGAGAGCGAAAAGGCGATGACGCTGCTGCATAAGCCGCTTTCACCGAGCGAACAGGACGATTATGACGATCAGGATCTTGAATATGAGGAGAATACGACGACCAATGTTGTGGGGTATTAGAGAAATGCTATATAGGGTGGGCTGTATGTTTAAGGAAAGGCACCCGAAGGTGCCCTTCGCTTGTTTTTGGGGCGACATTCCCCCGAAGGGGGGATGTCCTCGAAAAAGGTAGACTAATTTGAGGGGATTGTCAAGTGTATACGTTTAAATTTGAAGATAAAGATGGTAATTTTGTAGAGGTAAGAGGCGGAACGTTCGAGAGCGATATGGAAGAGATCTATTGGCTGTTGATGGGGTTCCTCGTGGCGAAAGGCTGGGGGGTCGAAACGGTACAAAGCTGGTTGTATGAGTTAAGTGCGCCGAAAGAAGTGGAGGATATGGATAATGAGTGATGAAGGAATAGTTGTAGAGGTTGAAGAAGAGGTAACGCCGAGAGAGCGGGGCTATAAAATCTTGCCGGAAGAGGATCGGAAGCGTGTCGTTCAGCAATTGCAGACCGAATACGCGGAAGGGCAGAGTGAGGTCGCGGAAAGGAAGATAAAATGGGATAAATGGCGACGGCAGCGGCAGGCCCGGAGTGAGTTTGAAAGGAAAGATTATCCGTTTCCAAATGCGAGCAATGTGAGTGTTCCGTTGACCCGGATAAATACACAGACGCTATTTGGGAAGCTGAAAGGGGCGTTTATGTCGAAGGATCCGATGTGGACCACGAAAGCGTTGAGGGATAGTAAGGAAGATTATGAGGTTGCGAGGGTTCTTACGAAGTATATGAATATTTTAGCGAAGAGTCCGAGTGATTTGAATGTGAAGCAGAAAGGCAATACGATCTTTATGGAAGGCGGATTGCTTGGGTTTCAGTGGGTCAAGACCATTTGGTCGAAGGTCGAGCGCAGTTTTATGGTAAGGGAAGGTGATATCGATAAAGAGGTAACCGCGAAGGTGCATGACGGGCCCGACATGGTCGTTTGCCCGCCCGAAGATATCATTTATAAGCATACGTGGGGTGATATTAATTATGTGCCGTATTTCTTTCATGATATTCATCTGCCGTGGCATGTATTGCAGCAGCGGGCGAATGATGATGTGTATGAGAATGTCGAGGAGCTTGAAAAATGGTCGAGAGATGCCGGTGATCGGACGGAGGAAGAGCGGGCGCGAAGGATCGATGTGGAACTTTCTAATGAGAGTGTGTGGGATATTACGGAAGCGTACTTTTATTGGGAGATAAATGGGAAGCTTTGTTATCTTATCGTTACGCTGCATATTCCGAGCGGGACGATCTTGAAAGAGCAGTATAATACGTTGGGATTTTTGCCGTTTGAGCCGTTGGTGTTTATCCATGAGCCGTATGTACTTGAGGGTACGGGGATTGGGTTAGCTTGTGAGCATATGCAGGATGAGATAGACGCGATTCATAATATGCGGAACGATAATATGAAGATTGCGAATATGCGGATGTTTGTAGCGAGGAGGACCGGGACGATTAAGCCGAAT